TTTATGTTTTGATATAGCGCTATTCCTCGCGCTGACTTTGTTTAATAACTGAGGTTGCTACTCAGTATGGGAGAACAATTTCAAATGATCCAATTATCGTAGTCCACGAATCCACTCTCTGGTTCTCTAGAGATCTCCTGATAAACCATATCATACGTATTTTTCTCGACTAAACGCTCCCAGGATGGAAACCCAGCAGTCAGCTCCTCTGGCTGGATTGCCATCATCCTGATACGCTTCAGATCATCATAAGATAGTCGATCCATCATTACTTCATTTAAGGGACGTTCAGAGGTAACAATAGACCCTAGTTGCTCGTACAATATTTGGATGCGATCATAAGCGTTTCTACTCGCAGCATAGGTTGAGTACGCCTGTCCAATGCAGGAGAGCATCACATCTATTTCATCTCTTGGACGAGGTTCTCTAGAGTAAATCGCTCTAATAAGATAATGACGAGTTTCTCGACATGGCAAGAACTTAGTTTGGCCTGGTCTCTTACAAGGGTTAGGAACTTGTTGATGTTGCAAAAACGTAGCGCCCTGATGAACAATAAAACCATCCTTAAATCGGGAACAGTACGAGGTTTCAATGATATCACGAACATCCATATCAAAGAAATCCTTGCAAAAGGCAGCCCAAGAAGTACCACAAAATTTAACATTCCAGATAGAATCCGCTCCTTTATTGTACAAATGATCATCCCCATAGACAACTATTTTCAAAAATCTTTTTATATAGAGCTCAAGATTCTCTTGTTGATCTACAGGTGTCATAAATAGGATATACGTAAGGAATGCTGCAAATAAAAAGGCAACTACCCAAGAGTCTAGATGAGAGGTATTAAAGGCCCCAGACGGAACCCCACCACGAACGACAACCCACAAACTACCCATTAAATAACAGATACGATAACACATATTTTTTACAAGGAACTGTGTAATCTTTTCTAAAATTGGGAAGTCAGGAGAGGAAGAGTCAAAATGGACAGAAAGCATTGACCAGTACAACTGAATTAAGGCGTTAGGAACAGATTGATCAAATTTCTTAAAATCACCTTCAACTATGATCTTCTGCCAACAATTCGTCTCATCTATGCCCAGGCAATTAGCTAAGGTCTCAGATCCTCCTCGTGGCCATTTATGCCCAATCCTAATAACCCGACCACGTTCGATTAAGTGGCGCTCCAATGAAACCATTCGTTCCAGGTAAATAAAAACGCCACTAGGAATATTAAAAAGACGGAGTTTATCAAGAAATGCTGCCCATTCTTCATCATTATACTGCTTGCTAAAATTGAAGAAATTTTCGTTCTTTGTAGGCATTGACCAATCCACATTAGGTTCAACACCATTAACAATAAAATCATGGATCTGTAGGAGGATCTGTTCATGAAAGTCAATTTTCTTTCCTTTTGAACTAACTTTCACCTTCTCCCCTAACTCTGTCTCTATTTCTTCATTCCTAGCATCATGGAGACCACTAGATGCACCCAGGTACATTGATCGGAGCGTACTTGTAGAACATTTCCACTCTCGCGGTTTATCAATCGATACTCCCATCATAGAATACATGAGATTTAATATTTCGGGAGACATATCCAATATTTTTTTCATATTTTCTGGTTCATGTCTACGATCAAATGATAACATGGCATCAGCAAGCTTTCGAGGATACATGTCCGCCATTGCAGTAACTACATGCGGACGACCGTTCGTCTTACCACACGCCCACACATAGCTAGACTGCTGGCGCATTGCTAAAGCCCAGAGAGGACGTGGTTCCATTTCACCACCCTGGCCATTCTCATCTGGCATCTTTATATCAGACCAAACGTATTTCTCCATTTCATCCCAGGAATAAGAAAGTCCTGGTAAACGTTTCTCAAACCAAATGACGTCGGCCTGCTTCAATGCTTGCTTAACCCCTCGATTTGCTGACGGTAACACCACATCTGTCGGCCACATAGGTGCCAAATTATACGGTGGAGGAATCACCCGAACTGATGAATCCTTCGTTAATTTGGACTTAAGATAGTGCTCTGTCTCTTGCAGGGGAACACCTGCAAGACCCTTAGCCCATGTGTCCATCCAGATAGGTCCATCAACGAACTGTTGCTTTAATGGGCCCTTTCCCTCCCACGTCAAACCTGACGTTTCCACTCCAATTCCTTTTATCTTCAATACACAAGTACACTGCGTGCCATGATCGCACGTAGGATCTGTTAAGCTTATGTCCCAATTGCGTGACATTTCTTTTCCTTTGGTATACTTGCTTGCGTGTTGTAAATGAGGAGCTTGTCTTGTGATTCGTTGCACTACTGCGCGACTGGCTCCCGGTTTGTGTAACGGGAAATATACTGTAATAGTGTGGTGCACCGCCTATACCCGG